GTAAATTTAATGCAGCTTATCTTTGTGAAATGTATATGGATACAACTGAAGGATTTGCTGGCGAACAAGAATTAATATCTAAATTCGGATTAGAAATAAGAGAAGATACAACATTTACTGTATCTAAAAGAAGGTGGGAAGATATTGTTGGAGACCCTTCTACACAAATAGTTTCTGATAGACCAAACGAAGGCGATATCATTTATATGCCTTTGATGAATAGTTTCTTTGAGATTCAATTTATTGAAGACCAAGAACCATTCTTTCAATTAGGCAACTTACCTGTTTACAAACTAAGAGTAACTAGATTCGAGTACTCATCTGAAAGACTTGATACTGGCGTTGCAGACATTGACGCCGCTGAAGATAAATTCTCACTTGATATGTTAGCACATCAAATGACTTTAGAGGCAGAAGAAGGTTCTCTATTACTTGAAAACGATAGAGCAAGTGGCGACCCTAACTACTTCTTAATGGAAACTTATGCAATACAAACTCAATCGCCTTATGCAAATAATATTGATTTAGATAGTGAGGCAGGTTTTGATACAGCAAGTGTGGGTGATGATATACTAGACTTTACAGAACGCAATCCGTTCGGGGAAGTGGACTTCTAATGTTCGGAGATTATTTTTACAATCAGACAATGAGAAGAATGACTATTGCATTTGGTCAAATCTTTAATAATATACAAATTAAAAGAAGGGATTCAAATGGTAATATAGTGCAATCTATTCGTGTGCCGTTGGCATATGCACCTAAAGAAAAGTTTCTAACAAGATTAGAACAACAACCTAATTTAAATGATAGACAATTTGCAGTTACTTTGCCTAAGTTATCTTTTGAAATAACAGGTCTATCATATGATGGTGAAAGAAAACTTACAAGAGTACAAAAATATAAAACTGTAAAATCTAGTGTAGATGGTAAAGTGATGAATTTTAATTATACACCTGTTCCGTATAATTTAAATTTTTCTTTATATTCATTTACAGCAAGTGCTGAAGCTGGTCTTCAGATAGTAGAACAAATAATACCATTCTTTCAACCAGACTATACAGTAACAGTAAATGCAGTACCAGAATTAAATATAAAAAGAGATGTACCTATTGTTTTAAATAGTATTAATTATGCAGATACCTATGATGGTAGTTACACAACAAGAAGAGCAGTTATCTATACATTGAATTTTACTGCTAAGACTTATCTATTTGGTCCTGATAATACAAGTAAAACTATTAAAGAAGTTAAGATTGACTTGTATGATGATACAGACACAACAAATAAGGCAAGAACAGAAAGAGTTACAACAACTCCTAATCCTACAAATGCAGACGCTGATGATGATTTTGGATTTACAACAAACATAGATTTCTTTGAAGATTCTAAAAAATATAACCCAGAAACAGACACGGATGAATAAATAGTAATATGACAAGAGCAAGAGATTTAGCAAGTTTACATTCAGACGGATTTTCGGGAACCGAATTGATATTGGATGCTGATGGCGATACTAGTATCACTGCTGATACAGATGACCAAGTAGATATTAAGACAGGTGGTACTGATAGATTTGAAATCAATGCTAGTGGTAATGTAGAAGTATTAAATGGCAACTTTACAATAGATAAATCATCATCACCTAATCTTTTATTTAATGTAAATGGCACAGAAAAAGGATATATAAGGCAAAATTCTGATGAATTAGAATGTAACTCTGCAGATGGTGCTCTGGTATTTAGAACAGGTGGCACAGAACATGCAAGAATGTTACAAGGTGGTAAATTTTGTATTGATTCTACAAGTGCTGAAAGCACATCACAAGATAATTTACAAATCGACCCAGAGGGTCATATATATTTTTATCAAAATACAGACGCTTTACAAGGTATATTAGATTTTAGAAATACCAATGGATATATTGGCTCAATAAGAACAACAGGCAGTGCTGTTCAATTCAATACTTCATCTGATTATAGAATGAAAGATAATGTAAATTATACATGGTCAGCTACAGATACACTTAAATCTTTAAAACCATGTTCATTTACTTTTAAAGGTGACGCTAGTACAACTGTACATGGATTTATTGCACATGAATTACAAGAGCATATACCACATGCAGTAAGTGGTGTAAAAGACGCAACGAAAACAGATGGTGATGGCTCAACAATTATAGACCCACAGAGTGTAGACTTATCTAAAGTTGTTCCATTCTTAGTCAAAACAATACAAGAATTAGAAGCTAGAATTACAGCATTGGAGAATAATTAATGGAAGTAATGTATAAATACTATAAAGGAGTTAAGAAATGACAAGAGCAAGAGATTTAGCAAGATATGGCGATTTTTCAGGCACAGAAGTAATTCTAGACGCTGACGGTGATACTAGTATTACTGCTGATACTGATGATACCATTCATTTTAAAATTGCAGGTTCAGATAAGTTTACTTTAGACCCTAGTGGTAATATGACCATATCAGGTACAGTACCATCAGCACAACTTACTGGTGCCTTACCTGCTGTTGATGGTTCTTCATTAACAGGTATTTCTGCCACAGTAGTTAAAATTTCTTCAGATGAAATTACAGCTGCTTCATCAGGTTCAGGTGCATTTCAAAATATGGGTTTAGCGGCTTCAATTACACCAGCAGCTAGTGCTAATAAAATATTACTTATTGCAACTGGTACTTGTGCTTCAAATAATAATACTATTGCATTTAGATTTACAGAAAATAATACTGCTGTTGCTTTAGGTGACGCTTCTGGTAGTAGAGAAAGGTCATCATTTAAATGTAGAGGACCTGGTGATAACAACCATTCAACAGTATTTGTTGGTTCATGTATATTATCACCTAACTCAACAAGTCAATTGGATTATAGGGTTCAGATTGAGGCAGAATCCGAAGGTAACTGGTATATAAACAGAAACACAAATGATAATAATGATTCTAATGTATCACATTCTAGAGCAAGTAGTTATTTGCATGTAATAGAATTATTAGGGGCTAATGTAGCAATTAGTACATAATATGACAATAAAATTTGCAGAACATGAAGACCATACACCAGAATTAGTGGATGCTATTAAGGCACTAAAACCCAATTCATCTTTTGTATTAAAAGATAGTTATGACTTTTCAACTTTAGTTTGGAATGATTCAGAAAATTCAGCACCAACTGAAAGTGAAGTAAATGCAAAATTAACTGAATTAACAACTGCTCATAACGCCAAAGATTATAGAAGACAAAGAGCAGAAGAATATCCTACATTAGAAGCTCAATTAGATGACTTATATCACAACGGCATAGATGGTTGGAAAACATCTATCAAGACTATTAAAGACAAATATCCTAAGGAATAGTAAATGACAAGTGCAAGATTAGCCCTATCAGCTGACTTATAAAAACTTTATAAATACTTCTATATAATTAACAGGTGATTTTATTATGATATCAAATTCTCACTGGTTCTATTTTTATGAGGGCGGATTGCCTGTTCACACTTGTGAAGAAATTATAAAATATGGAAAAAGTATGAAATTACAAAGAGGTGAAACCCATGATGATGATTTGCTTTTAGATACTGATGAAAAAACAAATCATAAAAAAGATATAAGAAATAGTAAAACTTCATGGATTAATGAACCTTGGATTTATCATTTATTAAATCCTATTCGCAACTATGCAAATAACTCTGGTTGGAATTTTAATATTTCTGGGCAAGAACATGTACAATTTACAGAGTACAAACCAGGTGGGCATTACAATTGGCACCATGATACAGTACAGGGTGATTCAAATATAAATAGAAAACTTTCTTTAATTATTCAATTGTCAGACCCTAAAGAATATGAAGGTGGAGATTTTGAATTTAATTTACGAGGACTAGATGGTAATAAAGAAGATACAAAAGTTTTTCCACCAATTGAATTTAAAAAACAAGGTTCAGTTTTAATATTTCCTAGTTTTTTGTGGCATAAAGTTAATAGTATAACAAAGGGAACAAGATACTCTTTAGTTATGTGGACATTAGGAGAACAATTTAAATGAGTTTATTAGATAAAAAATACATAGTAATTAAAAATATATTGTCAAAAGAATTAGTAGATATATACTATCAGTATATAAAATCTAAAGAAGTGGTTTTCAATAATTTAATTAATCATGGTTATATAAATCCTTTTAATACAGATTATGGAGTTAATGGTGATAATCAATGTTCTAACTCATATAATGTATATGGTGATATTTTATTTGATAACATTTTAATAAATTTAAAATCAAAAATAGAAAAGAAAACAAAATTAAAGTTATCAGAAATGTACACTTATACTAGAATTTATAAACAAATGGATGAATTGAAAAGACATAAAGACAGAGGTTCATGTGAAATATCAGGAACAATAAATTTGGGTGGAGACCCATGGCCGATTTACATAGACCCAAATCCAGAAAATGGTTATGATAGTGATGAGGGTGAATACATTTCTTCTGGAGAAAAAGGTGTAGAAGTTTTATTAGAACCAGGCGATTGTATGTTATATATGGGTATGGAATGTGAACATTGGAGAGAACCATTACTAGATAATGAATGTGTACAAGTTTTTTTACATTATAGACAAACAAAAAATATGAAACCTGAAGATGAATTTGATGGAAGAGTATCGTTAGGTATGCCTGGCTATGCTAGTAAAGGTCATAAATAGTAATATGAGTACAGATGATATAATAAACAAATATCTAGGAGTAGAAACTGAAGATTCTAAACCAGAATCTAAGCCACCTGCTGTCGTTAGAAAAGATGATAAAGATACAGATGTTGATAACGACCATGATTACAGCAGAGAGGCATATTACGATTTAATACAAAAAGGTCAAGAAGCAATAGATGGCATATTATCTGTTGCA